CCTTAAATAGGGGGTTGCATGTTGAAGAGGATCTGGTTATGATTCGTTCAGTTCTTTAAAAATTCATCGTTTAGCTTGTCACCCCCTTCGGGGCTTGGTGTTTAAGTGGGAACGGGTAGCATACTTGCGCTTTAGCAGGCTTACCCTAGTAACCACCAAGCCCCCTTAAATAGGGGGTTGACAAAAAAGCTGAACGGTGCATAATAGGAACTGTCGAAAGACAAGCTCTTTAATAATTTAATGGTTTTCTTGCATGGCTACTCAATGAAGTAGTCCCGTTGTAGGTGCCGAATTGCGTCCGAACGCCGCAGATGAAAAGACTCTAGGGGGGTGCCTCTTATGTCCTATTAGTTGTGCTCTATTAGGTTAACGTACTAGCATTTTGCGACGGGATCAGATAATTGGGAAAGTATGCAAGTAGTCGCATTTGTTACGGTGGGTGCGCAGTAATCGGCCATTAAATTATCGCTCTTTAACATTCAGCCCCGATTGTCTTTATTCGCTTTGAATGGAGTAGTCCGTCTGCCAGAAATGGCTAGATTCCCAAGCCCCTATTGTATAATGGGCACCCACGTTTACAAATATGCTGGGGAATTGAACAAGACTGACGAAACAAGAGAACGAAAGAGGGATTCCCTCTTGACAATTGGGGCTAGAATGTTTACACTAGAGTCTAACAAGTTAGGCTTTAATCTAAACAGTCATAAGGGGTTGATATGAGAGTGTTTATCTGGCATAATGTGTGGCCTTGCTACGATCAGCGCATGAAGTTGATGAATAACCCGGTCAATGTTCAACTGAGCATTGAAGAAGCTGGACAATTGTCTTTGGTTCCAATGGAGTAGTCCATGCCTGAATTCTATCTGATCGAATCGGACATTCGTCGATGGTATATCGACGGGGAACACAATACGTTCAATTGGTGGGATACCCTCGTCAATTGGTAACAGATAGCGCCCACTGGGACGCTATACAAAATACTAATTTGCCCGTAGGAGGTGGGGCAGGAATGGTGTAATTAAAATCAAGGCGCTCACCATTAGAAGCGTATCTACCTAGATGAAGCACTAGCAATGCACCGGGAAAATTAGGGATAAGGCAGGGCGTTTACCGGACGCGTCAACTGCCCCCGTCATACTGTCCACGTATCGGATTGTATCCGCCTTGCGCATCTTAACGGTGCGCAATGGGATGCAGGACGCATCAATCTACAACTGTTTCTATTGGAGAAAATCATGGCTGTTATTGCTGACGTTAAGGCGTTCGATGTTGAATTCAACAATGCTGTTGAACAGATTGGTGCGTCTGAAAAGATCACCAAAAGCCTGCTGAAGGTGTATGCTTCTCTGGCTGTTCAGGCTGTTCACCAGTTTCAGAACCCTGCTTATCTAAATAAGCTGCGTGCTGCGCTTACACCGGTCAACAAAAAGGTCTTTACCGAATTCGCTTTGTACTATGCGGGTTATTCCTTTGACAAGGATGCGCAAGCGTTCACCACAAAATCCAAGAAGCGCTACATTGAAGCGAAGGCCCGATGGGATGCGTTCTGCGAAGACCCCCTGAACAATATCTGGAAGTGGGCAGAGACCAGCATTCAAGTTGAGCGTAAGCCCCTGAATGTCCAAGCTCTGAACGATTCGTTCCAACGCACTTGGCGTGCTGCCCATAAGGCGAACATCTCGAACGTGGATGTTCTCAAAGCCATGCTGTCTGTGAAGGACGGCGACAAGGGGATTGTGTTCAGTGCACAGGACATTGCCGAGGCGTTGCAAGCCATGAACGATCAAGCCCCGATTGCGGCTGAGAAAGTGGCCTTGCCAGAGAATATGTGGCCGCTGAAGGAAGTTGAAGCACCCGCCGCCTAATCAATCAACACATAAAGGAATGCCCTACTTCGGTAGGGCTTTTCCTATTGGGGAATCGAAATGTTGAACATTGAATATGATTCATCCCTGAGACGATACCATGTACAGCCCTTTCGAGACTGTCTCGTCCGAACATCGTTGTTTTACCTTGTGTTTCCCTGGTTCGATTGACTACGCTGTGCCTACTATGATAGCTCACGGCAACGGAACGGTCGGGCCGGCATTTCTCTCAAACTCATTCAAGGTTTTCTTATGACAAACCATCAGCGTAAGGCAGCGTTCATTAAGCTGCTGCATCATTACATCTTGCACACAAGTGAGGTGTATCTTTGTCACTTCATCGCAGACCTCAATATGATAAGTGTGCTTACGAAGGGAGAGGCTGTGTTCCTTCGTGCCATGATCTCTGCTGAGTTGAACCATCTCAATCGTTCCTATCTGCACAGTGTCATTGAACGCAAGAAGGTCAAGTACTGGTTCTTCTTTGAGCGTTTGGAGACAATGCGTGAATTGCGTATTCGTTGGTTGCAAGAACAGATTGCTAAATTCAACGTATAATACTAGTATATAGACTCACCACTCCGACTCTTCGATTCTTCCGTTCGATTCTCTCTCTTACGAGAGTAAGACCCCAAATTTGGAGAAAATTAGACATGACTTTCTACTATCGCGTTAAAAAAGATTTGCTTCCTGAGTTCAACAAGGCGTTCCGCCCTGCCGTCAAGGAGGATATGATGTTCGTGTTCTCTGAGCGTTTCCTTATCGGCTCGGGTGCTGCTAAACCAATCAACTATCCGACAGAAATTCACCGTTCGTATTTGGAATACGTCCCTAAAGCGTTGGCTAATAAACGGTTGAACCGTAACATTGTGAAGGATGTTGTATTCAAGCTGAAGGCTGAGAATCCTAAGTATGGCTTGGTAAGTTGGGCGTTCATGCATAAAGATGGTGCTTATGACTCTCGTCATAAGGCTCCCTGTCACTATTCGTTTGACGGTACTGGCTGGGGTTCAGCATGTACTTGGAACACGTTCCTCCTCGATAAGGAACAGAAGAAAGACCTTCGTGAATTGTTCACATGGATCATGAACGACAGCCCCTGGCTTCATTGTATTCATCCGTCATGGGATATTTTGTCAGCTCAGGAACGTACCGATCGCTGTCTTGATGGCCCTGTCTTGATCAACATGGATGCCCCTGCTAATGAAGTGCTTTCGTTTGCTGTTGCACTTCGCGTCATCACTGAGCACTCCTGGACAATCCGTACGTATCTTTACTTCCGTGAGAAGGGTTTGTCTGTCCCGTTGAGCTTCATGCTGGCTGGTCACATTCAGTTGATTGAGAACGGAGAGGTGATTCAGTACCCTAATGGTGACTGGCACCACTTCATGAACTCCCGTCAGAATGTGGAGCATCTGTGCAAGTTCTTCAAGACAACGTTCTTTAAAGATAACCGTGATTTGATTGCATTCAACAAGAGACGCTATAGTATGGTGGCTCAACAAATCACAAGCGACTACACGAACAGCATCAGTGACCTCATCAAAAAGCACTCCATCGTCGATGGCAAGGGTTGGAATGCTGAAAGTCATGTAAATGTTAGCAAGTTCATTCCCGCAATCCTGGAGATTTACCAAAATGCCTAAGAAAATCATTAACGTCTACATCGAACAAGGTGATTACAACTACAAGATGTTGTTTATCACCCTGGGCTACACTGTTGTCAGCGACTTTGACGCTGCTGATCTGATCGTGTTCACTGGTGGCTCGGATGTTTCCCCTCACCTGTATGGTGATGCGGCTCACCGTACCACTGGCAACAACACCATTCGTGATGCCAAAGAAGAACGCCTGTTCGATGCTGCTCAGGATCGTGGTGTCGCTTGTGTCGGTATCTGTCGTGGTGCTCAGTTCTTGAACGTCATGTCTGGTGGCCGCATGTATCAGAATGTGGAGAAGCACACAACATCCCACTACCTCACTGATCATGAGACTGGTGAAGTTGTCTATGTCTCGTCTACTCACCATCAGATGATGATGCCGGGTGCTGGTGCTCAGGTTGTTGCCACTTCCAACCTGAATGGTAAGCGTGAGTGGTTTGATGGTGTGGTTCCTCGTAGCGACATCGCTGATGAGGACTTTGAGGTCGTGTACTATCCAACTACCAAGTGCCTCTGCTTCCAGCCTCATCCTGAGTTCAATACTCCAGACTACCAAGGTATGAAGGACTACTTTCACAGCCTGATCAACCGGTTCTTGCAGTAAGAACATGCCACAGTAGCTCAGTGGAATAGAGCAATCGGTTTCTACCCGACAGGTCGGGGGTTCGAGTCCCTCCTGTGGCACCATTTGGGCTGTGTTAACATGAGTGGGAGATGTATAGAGAAACTCTAATCAAGTCCAGACGGCATATTTGCAGAGTATGTTCTCATACGTGTCAATGAGCCTAGGTAGGTAGGTATTTTAGTAGTATCTATGGCGGGGGTTCGATTCCCCCACACAGCAACCAGACGATGATAGCACACACGATGCAGAAAGCCCTACAAGCTCTTTTAATCCTCTCCCTAGGGGTAGGTATTGGTTGGTGGTTAAAACCTCCTCCTGAGCCTTCTGTGAGGCTTGTAGAGGTGTTCATGCCTGCAACAGATCAACAACTCTTGTCATTCTGGTTTGGTACAGGTGACAAGGCTCAACTTAGAAAGCGAGTTTGTGGAAAATGACAACTGAAAAATACACCCCGCATAAACATGCGGGAGTTATTAAGGCATGGGCAGATGGGAAACCTGTCGAGTGGCGTGAACACCCTTCTGACTATTGGAGATTGATTGGAAGCCCCGCATTCGTAGAAGATTACGAGTACCGTGTCAAGCCTGAAGAGGTAGTGGACTATACGATTGTCTTCTCAGACGGAAGTGCGGGTGTCATTTTCACATCTACGATAGCAAGTCTATCGGGTTACTACTCTTCAAGCAACTACCAAGGTTATGTGAAACGTACCCGGATTGATGGTAAGGTTATCTCTTTTGAGTTCATTTCCAAGTAACTTCCTTTAACTTTAGCGAGAATTTATTATGTGTGGAATCACAGGTGTAGCAGGTCAAATCTCGGTTAAGCATGAGCGAGCGTTCAAGACCATGCTCATTCTTGACACTCTTCGTGGTATCGACAGTACAGGTGTGCTGACGGTCCATCGGGATGGTTCTCATGATGTTGCCAAGGCCATTGGTAACACGTACAACCTCCTTGAATCTCGTGGCTTTGACAACGCCATGAAGGGTATTCACAGCGTCCTGCTGGGACACAACCGTTATGCCACACAGGGCCGCGTCTCTGTTCGTAACGCTCATCCGTTTGAATTCGACAATGTTGTCGGTGTTCATAACGGTACGCTCAAGAACAAGTATTACCTGTCCAAGGGTCATATGTTTGATGTGGACAGCGAAGCCCTGTACCATCACATTGACGAGAAGGGTGTTGAAGATGCCATCAAGGGTCTCGATGGTGCCTGGGCATTGGTGTGGTACAACAAGGACGAGCGCACTCTGAACATGCTCCGCAACAATGAGCGCCCTCTGTGGGTGACCGTTGCCAAGGAAGGTCAGTTGTTCTGGGCATCTGAACCTTGGATGTTGGAAGTTGCATTGCAACGTGAACAGATCGAGTTCAGTGATCCTAAGCTGCTGACTGCTGACTCCTGGCATAAAATCCAGGTGCTTGCAGACGGTTCTCTGGGCAAACCTCATGTGGTGCCTCTGGCGAGTCGATTTCGTACCCCTGCCAGCACAGGTGCATGGGTCGGCAGCACAGCCCACGGACCAGCAACCCAGCCCCCGAAAGCGGATGTCGAAAAGCCAGCGCCGACGACTGGAACGGGAGTTGTCGCAAACATTCAACAACAGGTTTCAAGACTTCCTGTAACTCCTACACCAGTTGCGGATGCTATCACAAAAACAATTGACGAAAGCGATACGCTTCCTGGTTGCTACATGAAGGGCGAAGAAGTCAAACTGTTTGTTTACGGTGAAGGTCATGATGTTAACGGTGGCCGGTACTACATGTGCCGTGACGCCAACGCACCCAAGCGTGACATCAAGATGTTCATCAACCAATCTGATAAGACTAGCCTGCTAAACAAGCACATTCTCGCAGAGCTGCACACATTCACTGTTCGTGACCGCTATGGTCTGTACTACAAGGTTATCCACAGCACTGTCCGACTTCCTAAGGAGGAGCTTTCTGTCCCTGAAAAGGTGGATGTCCCCAGCTTAGAGGAAGACCATTGCAATGCTGGTCGGTTTTTTCAGAACTCGAAAGGCAAGCTGGTTTCCGAATTGGAATGGAATAAGCAACATGGGACATGTGGTTGGTGTACTGGCCATGTCAATCCTACGTTGGCTTTCCGTTTCACTGCGGAAGGTGATACACTCTGTCATGAGTGTGCGGTAGACCCTGAAGTAAAAGCACTCGTTAACCTGGTTCACTAACTGTTGTCAATAGGAGAACAACATCATGTCTCATAACATTCTCATCGGCTGCGATCCCGAAGTCTTTGTCAAGCAAAACGGTGTGTTCCGTTCTGCACACGGTCTCATCCGTGGTGATAAGAAGAATCCCCAAAAGATTCGTTCTGGCGCTGTCCAAGTTGACGGTATGGCTCTCGAATTCAACATCGACCCTGCTCGAAACGAGGACGAGTTTGTTTTCTTGGTTAACGATGTCTACAGTCAGATGCGTCTGATGGTTCCTGAGTACGAAGTGGTGGCAGTCCCTGTTGCGGACTTCGACCCCGAGTATATGAAGCAGCAACCGAAGGAAGCATTGGAGCTTGGTTGTGATCCTGACTACAACAGTTGGACAGGTGATGCTAATATCAAGCCGGATGGTGACCGTCCTATGCGAACTGCTTCTGGCCACGTCCATATCGGTTGGACCGAGGACAAGGACATTTTTGATGGCAACCACATGAACCAAGCTCGTATGGTTGGCCGTCAGATGGACTTCTTCCTGGGCCTGGGCTCGTTGTTCTACGATCCGGATACGAAGCGCCGTGAGATGTACGGTAAGGGTGGCTGCATTCGTGTCAAGCCCTATGGTGTGGAGTACCGGACACTCTCTAATCGTTGGCTGACGAGTGAGAACCTAATGCGTTGGGTGTATCGAAATGCTGTCAAAGGTGTACAAGAGCTGATGAATGGTCGTGACCTGTCTGACAAGTACGGTGACATTCAGGACATCATCAACAAGTCTAATCGCAAGGATGCGTTGAAGATCATCAAGGCTGAGAAATTGGAGATTCCTAATGCTTGATCCTCGTGTTGGTCTTGATGACCTGAAAACCTTCTGGAAGGGCTGTATTGCCTTGTATAAGGGCGAGCCAGTGTTCGTGATTGGTGTGGGCCTTGCTGAACGTAAGGGCTACGTTGCTCAAGTCAAGGAGCTGAAAACTGGTGAGATTCTCCGTGTCGCTATTGAAGAGGGTACTCTCACCCCTCCCGACGGTCGCCTTGGCTATGTGAATCTCAACGGGGCAATCATCTACACTCAACGTAAGCCGATCCGTCGATTCATGATGGGTATCAACGATGGGAACCTCGCTGTCAAGAAGCTGATTAACTACATCAACTACGAGCGTGGTGAGATTCATGACTTGTCAACCACAAGCATGGAGTTCTACCGTACCTTGGTGGGTGATTACCCAACCCTGGCTCAAGCAATTGAGCAGACCAAGACATTTGGTGGAGCCTGTGCATTTGAACGACAGTTCGCTGTTGACGAGAATCGTCACCTCTACTACAAAACCTACTTGGTTGGTCAAGTTGGTCGCGGTGCTGTTGATCGTCGCGGACTGATCCTGAAACCTGAATTCAAATATCTCACTTCTGTAATTGGAGAATTTAGCTATGAAGAAGCTGCACGAACTGTTGGGCCATAAGATCACCAAAGGCCCCCACGTTGGCATTGAGATCGAGGCAGAGGGTGGTAACATCCAATGCGTTGATACTATCTACTGGCGCAGTGAGGATGATCAGTCCCTTCGCGGTCGGTTCCCTGATGAACGCCATGAGTTTGTTTCAAGGGTTCTCAAGGCGCCTTTTATTAGCAATGCCATTGACGAGTTGATTGACAAACAGAAGGGTGCTGAGTTTGACTTCTCCTTCCGTACCAGCACTCACGTCCATGTGAACTGCACGGATATGGAGTTGTCGGCAGTATCTGCATTTGTTTACCTGTACTACCTTCTCGAACGTGACCTGATGAAGTATTGCGGCCCTAGCCGTAATAACAATCGGTTCTGCCTTCGTATGGTTGACAGTGAAGCACAGGTGGATACCCTGAAGGGTATCATTGACAATGGCTTCCGAGAGATTCGCCTGTTTGTCGATGAGGGTATGCGATATGCAGCTTGCAACCTTGCAGCTCTGTTGAAGTATGGTACTATCGAATTCCGTGGTATGCGTGGCACCATGGATAAGGCAGTGCTTATGAACTGGACTGGTCAGTTGCTTCACTTGCGTGAACAGGCGATCAAATACGGTAATGCATTTGCTGTCTATGAGCACGCTATCCGCGACAGCGAGGGGTTCTTGAAAGAGAACTATGGTGAATTCTTCGATGTGTTCCACAACGAAGACAGCCAACGAAATCTCACTGAAGCACTGAGCTTGACCATTCAAATTCCTTTCTCTGAACGGGATTATCGTATTCGGAAAGAAGAGCTTGACAAGGCAGTCGGTGAAGCTGCCGCCCGTATCCGTGGTGTGAACAAAGAGCCCGTACTTGTTAATGCCCGAGCCGACATTCCTCGTGGCATACGACACTTCCAGTTTGAACCAATCATCCCCGCAAACCTCGAAGACAACCCCGTTAACTTCTGAGTAACAACCATGCCTAACATCTACCCTTACAATCCTGATTCTAAATCTGCTAAGGAACTCGCCAAAGCTCTTGGTGTGAAACGCATCAAGCATACTGGTAAAGCCCTTAAGGTCGAGAGTTTTATTAACTGGGGTGCAAGCAAGATTGATCGAGAGATCAAGGGAGCTATCATCATCAACACACCTGAGGCTGTTACGCTTGCTTCAGATAAGCTCTTGAGCTTCCATAAGTTCAAGGAGGCGGGGGTGTGTATCCCTGAGTTCACTGAGAGCCAGGAAGAGGCTTCTAAGTGGCTTGCTGAGGGTTTTGTGGTGGTGGCCCGTACCAAACTCCGTGCCCACAGTGGCGAAGGAATTGTCATCCACGATCCTGACACTTCTGAGGGTGTCACAGCAGCGAAGTTGTACACGAAATACATTCCGAAGTCGGAGGAATACCGTGTTCACATGTGCAAGAATGGTGTAGCTTTCTTCGTTCAGCGAAAGGCACGTAACAAGGACATCCCCGATGAGAAAGTGAACTGGAAGGTTCGCAACCATGGGAATGGCTTCATCTACGCCAATCAAGACATCAATATGCAGAACCAAAGAGGGGCTTATGACGAATGCCGTAAAGCAATCGTAGCATTGGGGCTGGACTTCGGTGCTGTTGATATTGTCTACAACCTCAAGAGGGGTAAATATTACGTTCTGGAAGTTAACACCGCCCCTGGTCTGACCGGTTCCACTCTCGATGCTTATGTTAATATGTTGAAGGGTTTCTAAATGATTTATGTATTGATGTTTTCAGTAGTTTCTGCCCTTAGTGGTCAATCAAGTACAAGCATTACTACTCAGGAATTTAATTCTGAGAAGGCTTGTCGATATGCTGGAAGTATTATGTCTAAACACATAAGTTATGGGGGCAAGTATGTCGCACGGTACGAGTGTTTCGCTAAAGGCGTCGAAAAATGAGTAATACTATTCGTCGTACCAAGTACAAGGAGAAAGACCCAATGACTATCGAACTGCAACGTGAAATTGAACGGATCGAACTGAAGGAAGCTCTTGATGAACCTGTTGATTTCGATGATGATCTTTTTGATGATCCGTACATTCATGGCGATCCTTTCCACTTGAATGAACTTTAATTCGTAAAAGTTGTCTAATAATCGCAGGGATCGGAGTCTTATCCTTTCCCTGCTAAAGAAAGGTTTGTATGAGTCTCGAAGACGAATATCGAATTGATGAACTTACGACTCAGGTTGAAGACCTCCAAGATGAAATTCAAAGCATGGAAGCTGACATCATGCTATTGCAGATGGAGGTTGTTCAACGGGGAGAGTACATCCAAAGGCTTGAATCTCAGAATCAGTTGCTTAAGAAACAGTTGATGTCTAAGGTGGCTAGTGATTCCAAAGTGGCTGCTATTCTTAAACCTAAGGAGAGCACTGAATGACCGACACCAACCAACTGCCGCCGCTTCCCACACCCAAATTCACGGAGATGATCCGGGGCGTGCCTTGCATCACCGTGACAGAGCATGAGCACCTGATGCGCGCCTACGCACTGCAAGCCCTGCGCACTGAGCCGGTGCTGTTCATCCACCCAGACACCTTTGCGATGAACAACGCGCATGTCGGCGCATGGAAGCCTGGACATGAGCTTACAGGCTACATCCCGCTCTACCGCCACCCCGCCGTGATGGCCACCGCCATGCTCGCAGCCAAGGAAGGAACTAATGGGGAAATCAATTGAAAAACTGAGACACTCATGCGGAGCACATGCCTTGCAAGTGTTCCTACAGGATGACGGTACTTACGATGCGTTCTGTTTTGCTTGTGGTAAGGCAGAACCAAACCCCTACGGTGATAAGCCACCAGGTTATCGTCCTCAAATCAAAATCAAAACACCAGAGGAGATCGAAGAAGAAATTAAAGAATATTCTGAGTATCTCACCGTTGATATTCCTGACCGTAAACTCCGTAAGACTAGCTTAGAGTATTTCGGGGTGAAGGTAGGTGTTTCTGAAGAAGACGGTGTAACTCCTTATTCTGTCTACTTCCCATACCACAGGGACGGTGAGCTTTCTGGATACAAAGCCAGGGTTCTAAATCCTAAGAAGATGTGGGCAGTAGGTGAAATCAAGGACTGTGATTTGTTTGGCTGGCAACAAGCACTAAAGACAGGTGCTAAGAAACTGTTCATTACCGAAGGAGAGTTTGATGCCGTAGCCCTTTATCAGATTTTCAAGGATGCTAATAAGCACACTGCTTATGCTCACCTTGACCCTGCTGTTGTGTCTCTAAGGACAGGTGCAGGAAACGCTAAGAAAGACCTACCTGCTGTAATCAAGAAACTGAAACAGCATTTCAAGGAGATCATTCTCGTATTCGATACGGATGAGCCAGGGAAGAAGGCCGCTGAAGAGGTGATGAAAATCATCCCTGACGTGATGGTTGCAACACTACCAGGAAAGGATGCTAACGAATGTTTGCTTGAAGGTAAATCAAAGGCTTGCTATAACGCATGTCAGTTCAATGCAGCAAAACCTAAGAACACACGTCTTGTGTCAGGTAATGAACTGCACGAGAGTGCTAAGGAGATGCCCAAGATTGGTCTAGACTGGCCTTGGAAACACATCACTAAGGTAACACGTGGTCTACGGTTTGGTGAGACAATCTACCTAGGTGCTGGGCAGAAGCAAGGTAAATCGGAAGTTGTTAATACATTAGCTGCGCACTTCATCAAGAACTACGGTCTTAAGGTGTTTCTTGTGAAGCCTGAGGAGAGCAATAAGAAGACGTATAAGCTAGTAGCTGGTAAATTCGAGGGCAAGTTCTTCCACGACCCCGATAAGGAATTCGATGAAGGGGCCTACAATCGAGCAGGAGAGCTGATCAAAGATCACTTGTTCATGCTCAATCTATATCAACACGTCGGATGGGACTCTCTAAAGGAAGATATTCGACATGCTTGTACGGTTGAGGGTTGCAAGGTTGTCATGATTGACCCGATCACTAATCTAACTAACGGGATGGATGCAGCAAGTGCTAACGTCAAACTTCAGGAGATTGCTCAAGAACTGTCCTCAATGGCCCTTGATCTGGATATACTTATCTTTATTTTCTGTCACCTCCGTAACCCTGATGCTGGTCCACCTCATGAGCGTGGTGGGGAAGTTCTTTCTAGTCAGTTTGCTGGTTCCCGTGCTATGGCCCGTGGTTGCAATCTTATGCTGGGACTCGAAGGCAACAGAGACCCTAATCTCACGCCTGAAGAAAGGAACATGCGAACTCTAGTCCTACTTGAAGATCGAGAGTTCGGGGAAGTAGGTCGATTCAAACTATATTGGGATAACCGTACAGGTTTATTCAACGAGGTGTAAATGCACAAACAAATCGAGAATCACTATAAAGAAAACTACGGACGCATTCTGAAGCGTATGACCTTTCGTGCTGGTGGTATCCATCAAGCAGAAGACATTGTTCAGGAAGCATATTGCAGAGCGTTGAAGTATTACAACGAACTAAAGGTCGAAGAGTTTGATCGGTGGTTCTCGATGATCCTCAACAACGCTTACAACGATTACAAGAGGGATGAAATTGGACTTTCATACATTGAAGATGAAGATGAGCCTTTGGGGCTGGAAGAGTGTGGCCTCGTCAACAGGCAGACTCGTAGGGAAGTCTACGACATCATCAGTACCAAGAGTGTTGTGCAGCAAGAAATACTCCTGCTTCACCTCAAACAAGGATACAGTCCTACAGATATCTCAAACGTATCTGACCACACCTATGCAAACGTGCATAAAGTGATCAGCCGATTCAAGGCAGAACTAAAGAGTTTGTACGGATGAAATACTATATTGTTTGCGAAGATTACTCTAATGTTTCAAACATCCTGTCATTTGATGAAGAGGAATCTAGGGATAAGGTGTTTGAAGAGATACGAGAAAGGCTAAGACACTATGGGTTCACTCTTATAGATGACGCGCCTGTCACTTCTGTTAAGAAATTCGACCAAGTAGTATGAAAGTTATCTTTGGTGACTTAGAGGCTAACGGCCTGCTTAGACAAGCCACTAAAACGCATTGTGGGGTATTCAAGGATAAGGGTTCTAAAGAGGTTAAGAAATTTGGACCCACCGACATAGAGGGTATGCTCAAATATCTTGATACTGTTGATGTACTAATCATGCACAACGGTCTCGGTTATGACCTTCCACTCCTTGAAAAACTCTACGGATACAAGTTCAAAGGTAAGGTAGTTGATACACTAATCATGTCTCGACTGTTGAAACCTAAACGTCAACTCCCATTCAACATCCCTGCAGAGGTATTAAAGGGTCGTAAGATCGGCCCTCACTCAATCGAAGCATGGGGTTATCGTGTTGGTCGTGGAAAACCTGAGCACAATGATTGGGAGAACTTCTCCCCTGAGATGTTGCACCGTTGTACTGAGGACGTTGAGATTCTTGAACTCGTATACGATGCGTTGCTTGTTGAATCAAAAGACAGGGGTTGGAGGAATGCTTTCCTTCTAACATTCGAGCTGTTCAAAAACCTACAGAAACAAGAGGCTTATGGATGGCTTGCTGATAAGGATCACATGTACAGATGTATCCATCAGCTTGAACGTTGGATCGAGCGCATTGACCGATCTATCTACAAATACCTTCCTACCGTGTTAGAAGTAGAGGAAACAAAAACTAAAGGAGAATATGGCTACATCAAGAAACCGTTCCTCAAATCCGGCAAGTATTCTGAAACTGTGTGCAATTGGTATTCTAACATTGGCGTTTCTAGGGATTGTGACATTGTTGGTGGGATCTTCAGCCGCATTACTTTTCGCAAGACCAATCTAAACTCTGGTGAGGAAACTAAACAATTCCTTCTCGATTTAGGGTGGGAACCAAAGGAGTGGAATACAAATGATGATGGAGAACGAACCAGCCCAAAGCTCAACAAAGACGACCCGTTCGAGGGTATTACTGGCGCTCTTGGTAGACTTGTTGCAAGGCGCGTACAATGCCGCCAAAGAAAAGGGATCATCGAAGGTCTTCTGGAAATTGTCAGGGATGACGGCACTATTGCTAGTTGCGTTGCTAATCTGGCTGAAACCGGACGTGCTACTCATCGCGGAATCGTTAACATCCCTGGTGCTAAGTCTTTCTACGGCAAGCAGATGAGACAGACGTTCGTAGCACGAGCAGGTAAAGTGCTTGTTGGTACGGACTCAGATAGTTGTCAGATTCGGATGTTGTGTGGACGGATGAACGATCCTGTCTATACAGATAACGTACTTAACGGAAAGAAGGAAGATGGGACAGACATCCATTCAGTTAATATGCGTGCTGCTGGACTCAATACCAGAGATGATGCTAAAACATTCTTCTACGGGTTTCTCTTCGGTGCAGGAGATGCTAAAGTTGGAAAGATCGTTGGAGGAAGCTCTCAAGACGGTAAGAGACTTAAAGAGCAGTTCCTTAACGGACTACCTGCCCTTGGCAGATTGATGGAGGATCTTCAATCAGAATGGAGACGTAACGCTAAACAAAGGTACAATCCTAAATGGAATCGTATGGAATACTATGATGGATGGGTTACTGGACTTGATGGTCGCCCAATCTATATTGCTTCAGAACACGCCATCTTGGTGTATGTCCTTCAATCGGACGAAGCAATTATGATGACCAAAGCCTACAACTTGTTGTGGGAACGTCTATCCGCTAAGTACAAGTACGGTGAACAATTCGGGATTGTGTGTTGGTACCATGACGAATATACTATTGAATGTGACGAGGACATTGCAGAAGATGTCAAAGCTATTTCAGAACAGTGTATCGTTGATGCAGCTCTATTTTATAATATAGCCTGTCCTCACAAAGGGGATGGCAAAATCGGAAAGAATTGGTATGCTATCCACTAAAGGATCATAATGTCTGTTTGGTATAATGTTGAAGGGTCAGTTGTAATTAGTAGATTTTCTAGATGCAGCCTTTATACTGTACTAAGAGACAGCATGGGTGTAGATGGGCGTATTAGTATACTGAGGGAGTCTGTTACTGGTAACTCATTTAAATACTCAGTGTCTTGGTCTAATACTTTAGACGGGGTAGATGCTGCATTGGAAATTAAGAAGTTTGTTAAAATCTTAAAAGATTACGACAGTAATGTGAGATATGATTTAATCTCTGAATTGCGATTTTTAAACTAAAGGAATAATTATGTATAGCACATTCAATGGTTGGAAGAAGAAGGGCCGTGTAGTTGCCCAGGGTCAACGTGGTCAATATGAGAATGAATATGGTGACAAGATGTTCCATCGTAATCAAACATTGCCAATTGGTGGTGTTGAACGCATCACCGTCTATCGTGATAATTACGGTCGTTTCGTTAAGAAGACGGTTACGACTACTCATTTCTAAAATAGGAGAGTTATGAACGCAGAATTTGGAGCTATTGGTACTACAACGGTTGTCTTTCGAGACCGTCATTCTGACACACTGATCTTTGATCAGACAGTTGGTTATCAAGTTGGTGGTGGTGCAATTAGTGTTTCACTGGCAACTGGTGAGAATGAGATTATTCCTCTGGACTTGATCTCTAAGGTATCTTTTAAGTTGAACGAACAAGGAGAATAACACATGGCATTGGTAGCACCTAAGGGTAATAAAGAGCGTAAGTTTGTTGAACAACCTAACATCCCAGCGGGTGTTTATCCTGGTCGGCTGGTTCAGATCATCGACTTTGGTTTGCAACCACAACGTCCGTACAAGGGGGCAGATAAACCACCTGCTCCTGAAATCGGCCTCACCTACGAGCTTGTGGACACCTTCCTGATTGACGAAGAAGGTAAGGAGATTGAGGACAAGCCACGTTGGGTTAGCGAAACACTCCCCTTCTATGGTCTGTACGCAGACAAGGCTAAGAGCACACAGCGCTACTTGGCATTTGATCCTAATCAAGATTGGGGCGGGAACTTCGCTCAAGCTATCACACTTCCAGTTAACATTACCATTGTTAACAACAAGGTTGGGGATAAGGTTTACGACAACGTGGCATCTATCTCCCCTATGCGTCCACGTGATGCTGAGAAGTGTCCAGAGCTGAAGAACCCTCCACGAGTGTTTGACTTGGACAATCCTGATAAGGAAGTGTTTGAGAGCTTCCCTGAATGGATTCGAGAGAAGATTAAGGGGAATCTTAACTATGCTGGTTCTAAGCTCCAGAGACTGCTGGGAGGTAATCCTGCCCCTGAGAAGAAGGCAGAGCCTGAAGAAGCTCCCTGGGAAGATCATAAGGATGAGGATGCTCCGTACTAATGCGTAGTGATAAAAAATCAACAGGATTCTGGACTTCTTTTGAAGTGGATTGTGCGGATTACGGTCTTTCCTATGAGAGATATCTCGAAAAGCATAGCCAAAATGGGTTCACTTCCAACCCTCTGCCAGAACCTTCTTACCTGGATCTCGTTGAGTTAATTTCAAATCATTTTGAATATAGGAGGAAGGAGGGTAATCTCTAATGCAACCGCTAATCGACGCTGACGTTCTTCGTTGCAGAAGATGCTTGGTGGTGTTTCTAAGCCGGTACAGGAAGAAGCAACCGAGGATGAGCAATGGCCGCCTTGGGATGAAAAAAACTAACGATGAGGTGCCTTATTGATGTGTACACATAATTGGCAATATGACGGCAGCTCTGGTTATGGAAGTAACCGATATGTCTGTTCTAAATGTGGAGCAACTAAACAGCAATGATCCCACTTATCGACGCGGACGTGCTGAGATATGAAGTTGGATTTGCAGGAGAAGCAGGGTGGCAACAAGACGGTGTTCCTCCGTTCGACTATGTAGCAGAACTGCTCCATATGCGTATTGATAACATCTGTGGAGTTGTTGGGGCTACGGCCCCTCCCATCCTATATCTGACTGGTAAGCATAACTTCCGTAATCAGGTTGCCACACGTCAACCTTATAAGGATCGACCGAGCGCCAAGCCCTGGCATTTCTATAACATCACAGCTTACATGAAAGGTAACTATGATGTGCGACTCACAGAAGGATTGGAAGCAGATGACCTTATGGCCATCGAGCAATGTAAGCACAGCGGAAACCCTCTATATCGAGGAGTCGAAACAATTATCTGCACTAGGGACAAAGATTTGCGCGCGGTTCCTGGATGGCACTATGGTTGGGAGCTGGGAAATCAGCCTCAATTTGGTCCCGAGCTTGTTGATGATCTTGGATGGCTCAAATTGTCACCTGACAGAAAATCTATCAAAGGTACGGGTCTACGCTTTTTCTACTCGCAATGTCTCACAGGTGACAGAGTGGACAGCATTAAGGGTGTTGACGGTATTGGGCCTGTTAAAGTTCAGGAAATACTTGGAGAAGCACAGACAGAACTTGAACTGTTCGGACGGGTTCGAGCGCAATACCAAGCTAAATATGGAGATGACGGAGATCGTTTCTTTCTTGAGTCAGGCCGTTTGCTCTGGATGACCAGAGAGCTTAACGAGGATGGTACACCCGTCCTATGGGAGTTTCCAAATAGCTAAATCAGAAAAGACTCGAAACAATAATCAATGGACTGAGAGCCGGTTCAATAGCTTTATTAAGAGTGCTCTTAGAGGTGCATCACAACGATGGCCTCCTAAGTATGAGACACTAAATGAAGCATGTGTAGGTCAGAAGATCAATGCTAAAACAGGGCGCTTGGCAAAGCATTACAAATGCTGCAAGTGTAGCAATGAATTTCCTCAAAAGGAAGTTGAAGTTAACCACATTACACCTGTGGTTCCTCTCTCTGGATTTGATTCCTGGGATGGTGTAATAGCGAGATTGTTCTGTGAGAAGGACGGTCTAGAAGTGGCTTGTAAGCCTTGCCACAAATCCATTACGAATAATGAAAACAAGGAACGTAAATGACCGATAAATATATTGAATACAAGGGCTTCTCTCTCTTCTCTGACATTGAAGATCAAGAACTTCGTAGTCGTAATCAAGCAGTTGTACTGGCCAACATGGCCGAATCGAATAGTAAGAATAGGAAGATCAGCCCTAATGGTGCTGGATTGATTATTGGTTACTTCGATCGTATTCCAAAGGAAGAACGCAAGACTGTGTATGACAAGTTTGTTAGTGAAATGAAGACACGAGGGTTTGAATATGCAGGCTAATCCCCTAGAGGTCCAAGTTGGAGGTGGTCACTACAAGGATTTGAAAATCCAACCTATCGAGTACATCCATGCAAACAACCTAGGATATTGTGAGGCTAACGTAGTCAAGTACATTAGTCGTTGGAGGTCTAAAGGGGGTTTGCAAGATTTGGAGAAGGTGAAACACTATGTCGATCTGTTGATTAAATTGGAAGGTATGAATGACAAATCGTAAGACACTGACACAGGCGATGTTTGAAACGAGTTGTCCGTATAACAACCCCTACCAAGGAAAAGATAAGCGTGTTCTATTCGTTTGCTCGGCAGGTTTGCTACGCAGTGCTACAGCAGCTCGTATCTATGCCTCAAAGTATAACACTCGTGCTGCCGGCAGTGCTTACTACGCACTTGTACCAGTTAGCGACGAATTGATTGCATGGGCTGATGAAATCGTGTTTGTCAACCAACATAATAGGGATGAAGTTGATAAGACTTACGAACTAGAAACAATTGGTACTCAAAAGAGTATCAAGGTTCTGAATATCCCAGATGAGTATGAGCACATGCATCCCAAGTTGATTGAATCGTTTAAGGAGCAATATGAAGATTTCTGATATTGAGGTAGCTTTGGTTCACCATGTCGGTGATGATTTGGATGTTGCCAATGCAGCCCGAGTGAGTTTTGATAAGATCAGTGAGTGGGAAAAGGGGCTCGCTGATGACTTACAAAGCTTTAATAACATGGTTAAAGATGGGTGGGTTGAAGCTGATGATCCAGAATGTCCAGAGATAGCCATGAGACGATTGAAAGAGGGAGATAGAAAGCTAATCAACTACTTGGCTAAACATAAACACCACTCACCTTTCAACCACTCCTTCCTTTCCTTCCGTGTTAAAGCTCCGTTGTTCTGTGCCCGGCAATTGGTAAAGCACCGGTTCATGCCATGGAACGAAGTGTCCAGACGGTATGTAGATTCTGAGCCTGAGTTCTATTTTCCTGAGTATTGGCGTGAGAAAGCCGACAATGTGAAACAGGGCAGTTCAGAGAATTTCATTGATAAGATTTGGTGGATTCCTGAAGATTCGTGGTATAGCGTTACCGATGGAGTTTACGAATCAACCCGTGCTTGCCTGCTACGCTACAATAAAATGATCGAAAACAATATCTGTCCCGAGCAAGCTCGTATGGTTCTCCCCCAAAACACTATGACTGAATGGCGATGGAGTGGAACCCTAGGCGCTTTCCTTGACATGCTTGTTCTTCGTCTCGATTCACATACACAAGCAGAGACGAGAGTTGTGGCAGAGAAGATTGCAGTAATCGTTAAGGAGCTGTTCCCAGTGTCCTATGCAGCTTATCTAGGAGAATGAATGTTTGAGTATCGTGTGTGGCCTGATTACACAGTGCAGGAAAGTTGTTGCAAACCCTATCCTTGGATGAGCGATGACTTCTGCTACATTGATGCAGATAGTGAAGATGAAGCAGTAAATAAATATAAGGAGATTTACGGTTGAGACATTTTGTAATTCCAGACGTACAGGCCAAGCCTGGACAAGACTTCGACTTCCTTCGTAAGATCGGTGAGTACATCGTTGAGAAACAACCAGAGAAAATTATCTGTATTGGTGACTTCGCTGATATGCCTTCTCTAAGCTCCTATGACGTTGGTAAGAAGGTGTTTGAGGGTAGGAGATACACAAAGGATATTGAAGCATCCCACGAGGCTATGGATGCCTTGCTGAGACCTCTTCTAGACTACAATAACAGAGCCAAGAAGAATAAGGAAAAGCAATACCGTCCTGAAATGCACCTCACACTTGGAAACCATGAAAACAGAATTGACAGGGCAATTAATAGCGATCCTAAATTGGAGGGGTTGATCGATGCTTGGGATCTTAGATATGAAGATTTTGGTTGGAGAGTGCATCCTTTTCTGGATGTTGTTGTTATCGACGGGATTGCCTATAGCCACTATTTTGTTTCTGGCCTCATGGGCCGACCTACAACTTCAGCTAATGCTCAATTGAACAAAACTCATATGAGCTGTATTTCTGGCCATCAACAAGGATTACAGATTGCCACAGGAAAGACAGGAGATGGAAAACTAATCCACAGCATTATTGCTGGTTCCTGTTATGAACATAACGAAGACTACCTTGGTCGTCAAGGTAATAATCACTGGCGTGGTGCATTGATGTTGAATGATGTAAACGATGGAGACTTTGACATCATGCCCCTCCGTCTTAACTATTTGGTGAATCGATGAATTTTAACGAATATCAAAATGAGGCGATGAGTTTTCGCCTTGAAACAGCAACCCCAGCGTATGCAATGTACAATCTAGGATCGGAAGCAGGGGAGGTTCTAGGAGTAGTAGCAAAGGCTCTTAGAGACGGTCGTACATTCGACTATGAGCAGAAGCTGAAGAAAGAGCTTGGTGATGTGTTGTGGCATGTAGCCGCCATTGCTATTGACAATGGCTTTACATTGCAGGACATTGCAGACAGTAACATTGCCAAACTGAGTGAACGAAAGAAGAACAATACAATTCAAGGAAGTGGAGACAATCGTTAATATGACCCAATCATTGCGTAGTAAACTGATTACACGGAGAACATACAACCGCCCTCTAGATGATGAGGGTAAGGTGTTTGAAACTTTTGAGCAAACAGTTGATCGAGTAATCGGCCACCAGGCTTGGCTGTGGAATCGGGCTAATCACTCAGGTGTTCAGCACGAAGAATTGCAAGAGCTTAGACAACTGATGTTGGAACGTAAGGTTCTTATGTCAGGCCGCACCCTCTGGCTTGGTGGTACAGAAGTGGCAAAGAAACGAGAAGCCTCCCAGTTCAATTGTAGCTTCACCAATGTAGAAACGGTATATGATCTGGTAGATGTCCTCTGGCTCCTGATGCAAGGCTGTGGGGTGGGCTTCCGACCAATCGTTGGTCAGCTTACTGGTTTCCAGAAGCCAATTAAAGATGTTGAAATCATCCGTTCTACTCGAACTGAGAAAGGCGGTAGGCAGACAAATGAAGAATCCTACGACCCAGCAACAGGCGTGTGGACCATCTCCATCGGAGACTCAGCAGAAGCATGGTCAAAGAGTATCGGTAAGCTGGCCTCTCATAAGTTTCCCGCCAATAAACTTGTTCTCGATCTATCCCAGATTCGACCAGCAGGTGAACGCCTTAAGGGCTATGGATGGATCTCTAGTGGAGACACTGCCATTGCCAAAGCATATAAGGCAATCATTGAAATCCTGAATAAGCGTGCAGGCAGTTTGCTGACACGTATCGACATTCTAGATGTGGTGAACTGGTTGGGTACGATCCTCTCTTCTCGACGTAGTGCAGAGATTGCACTATTCGAGTATGGTGAAGATGAGTGGCAAGAGTTCACAGTCGCTAAGAAGGACTGGTATCTCCACAACGTTCAACGGGCACAGAGTAACAACAGTCTCTTGTTTAAGAAGAAGCCCACTACCGAAGCCCTCACTCACATCTTTGATCTCATGGTTGAGAGTGGTGGGTCTGAACCAGGATTTATTAACGGAGAGGCTGCTGTAAAGCGTGCGCCTTGGTTCAAAGGTGTGAACCCATGTGCAGAGATTTTGCTTGGCAACAAGAGCTTCTGTAACCTTACCGAGGTTGATGTTGCTAAATTTAAGGGGGATAGTAATGGACTGCGACGGGCAATTCATATTGCAGCTAGAGCTAACTACCGACAGACCTGTGTCAACCTCATTGATGGAATTCTGCAAGAAGCGTGGCATCTCAATAATGAATTTCTACGTCTCTGTGGGGTCGGCCTCACTGGGATCGTACGACGGCCCGATCTCAAGCCTTACGATTATGCTGAACTGCAACGAGCAGCAACGTCAGGAGCTTACAGCATGGCTGACGAACTTGGGCTGCCTCGTCCTAAGAACGTCACAACAATTAAGCCCAGTGGCACTCTCTCAAAGGTGATGGATACCACAGAAGGTGTTCACAAGCCCTTGGGTAAGTACATCTTCAACAACGTCACCTTTGGTAAGTTTGATCCATTGATCCCACTGTGTCGTGCAGCAGGTTATAAGGTGATTGATAATCCTAATGATCCTGAAGCTGTCCTTATTACCTTCCCCGTTGAATGGTCAGATGTACCATTTGACAAGGTAGAACGAGAAGGGAAGGTTCTTGAGGTGAACCTTGAATCTGCAGTTGATCAGTTGGAACGATATAAAATGTTGATGCAGAATTGGTGTCAACAGAACGTATCAGCAACTATTAGCTACTCTGTCGAGGAAGTACCTGAGATTGTTGAATGGCTGATTAGTAACTGGGATGACTACGTTGGTGTGTCTTTCCTGTTCCGTGCTGATCCAACTAAGACAGCCAAGGACCTTGGGTATCTCTACCTCCCTCAAGAGGTTGTTACGAAGGAGGTGTACGATGAGTATGCAGCTCGTATCCAACCGATCGAGATTGATGAAGCTAACGATATTGATGCTGAATTGCAAGACGACTGCACAAGCGGGACTTGTCCTATTAGGTAGTTGTCTAAATCCGATGAAAGTTATTTATTCACAACCTAACTGTCCAGCATGTGACAGACTAAAGGCTAAATATAAACGAGAAGGGATTGAATTCAAGGAGGTTATTCTCCATGTAGATATCCCAATCACTTCGTTTATGGCTAAATATCCTCTTGTAAGAACTGTTCCTTTTGAAGTAGAAGAGTAACAGACAAAAGAAAACCCCCTAGAGTTTCCAAGGATTATTCCAAGGATTCCCTAGGGGGTTTTTGTCGTTTACGCCCAGCCAGTCGTAGACGAGGTTGAAACGAAATTGGTTCCGTTATAAATAAACTCTAGTGTCAGAGTTTTATTGGCAGTTCCTGAAGCGATTGTACCCCAAGCTGTCCCATCCGACTTTAGGAACTTATTCCCCAATGTCAAGGAGTAACCCCCTGTAGCATTCTGGATACCCTGGATAGTCAATCGCTTACCTGTTGATCCAGCGATCTGGGCATTAGGGTTGTTGAAGGTACTTGCTGCTACGAGTGTCAGTTGCATCGTATCCTGACCAAACCAAGCCCAGTTTTGAGCACCACTCACTGTAAGAGACTGTTTAGCATCCCCTCTTCGAGAAGTTCCAGCATAGATTGCAGCGCCTCTTCCAATCTGATCGGCTGCAGGACCAACACTGTTGGTATAGACAATCGCCTGGTATGTAGAGCTATCAGATTTAATCGGTAGATCATTATCTTCCCAGACAACAATCTGTCCACCATAACTATCCGTTTTAATCCATGGTTGGGTAGAAGAGAGGTTAGTAGAAGAAGAATCAACGTCAACCTTATTATTACGGATAAAGATAGACGTGTCATGAGCAACACCTAGAAGGTTAATCCAGGGCTCCAACAGGTGATACGAAAAGTTAGGGTAGTTACGGTTGATTTGAATATTCTTAATACCCAGCTCAGAACCTGCATCTCCAAATCGATACATCCCAGACATCCGTTCAACATAGACATCATCGAAGTACAGGTTGAAGTGAGACGGTCCCTCTGCTTTAACAAACAATTCGATACGTCCGCCAGCAATAGAAGCATGAGAGTGATTATTAGCATTCTCACGTCCAAGCGTTGTAGCTGTCTTACCTACAGAAGAATAAGGTGGCGACCACGGAGAACCATATTGTGGATAGAAATACCCCGCGCTTGGTGCTGAATAGATACGAGGTCCATAGTTGTGAACACGGCCAATGAAGAAACTTACACTCTTACCTCCAGAAGCTGCTGTAGAGTTAACCGAAGGTGCTCCCGTATAGTCAGTGGTAGTAATAGTCACTGTAGTACCGTCGCTAGATACCGTTTTAATATAGGTGCCTGCTGGATATACACCTGGAAGATTGATGTTCCAACCCGGAGCAATTTTACTTGACAATTTCAGACCCAGTACATCTGTAGAGTCTGGAACAGTGAATGTAGAAACACCCGCTCCCGAGATACCTGATGGAGTCACACTCATCAAATAAGAATCCTCATGCCCGTAATAGCTATTCTCCCAACGGAAGTTATCGCAATTATAGCCATGTTCAAAACCATACTTGAAGACACCAAGATGGAAGCGATTGAGAGAGGTTAGAGTACAATCATCATCCTGCCAAATAGAATCGCAATCGGTGACATATACATCATCGAAATGAGTGTTTGTCATTGTGTCATGCATTGTAGTACGCTTACCCCCAACACGGATACCTACATTTTCCTGACCAATACCCGCACCGAAGATAGAATAACCACCTCCTCCTGCATTCTTCATAGCATTGATCTGTGTGGAAAGTGTTGGATTGGTAAGATTATCTGCGGTGTGCCACCACAATCCAACAATACCAGGCGCAAGGTAGATACGTGTGTGTCCACTACCAGCACCGTAAATCTTCAATCCATTGATCCATTGACGACCAGCAGAATTGAACTGATAACCACCCCAAATCTGAACACCTTGTTCTAGATAGATGTCACCACTAGGAAGAATTAGTTTACTAGCTCCGGCTGCGATTGCTTTGTTAATTGCAAGCTGAAGCTGTGCTCCAGAAGTTTTTCCGTTAGTAAAGTAGCTCCCTGTTACTCCATCAGATGCCGCAAAGTAAGAATCCCCATTTGCAATCACATGTCCGCTAGGTGATACGACATTCCTATCCGAATCTACAAACAGGTCTTTGTCGTAGGTCTTAGACGTATCAAAGGAATTAGTTGTAGTACGCTTTCCATACGAAGCTCCAACATTACCCGGTCCGTTATTTTCAATAGTCATATTTATTTCCTTTCTTAGCAACCTTCTTAGCTGCGGTCTTCTGCTTGTTTTCCATAGCGTAGTAGACTTGTGTGCCCTTCTTCGCTCCGTACTCTTTCTTCATCGCTTTCATCTTCTTCTGATTAACAGGCATTACTCTTTCCTTCCATTTGTCTAATTACTTTCTAATTCATAGTCTTAGTATTGTTAGATAAACATCTACAACAACCACTACTATAAAGGTTTAAAAATATGAAACTCCCTATTAAAGGTTTTGAAAACCTGTATGAAATATCAAATGATGGAACTGTGTTTTCTTTAGGCAACTTTCCGAAACTTCGTAATAAAGTAATCGGCCCTTTGAAACCAGGATCATCTAGAGGATATCTTTCTGTTATCTTAACGGATACCGATGGAAAACGCCATTCTAAACTCGTCCATAGACTTGTTGCTGAAGCTTTCCTACCTAATCCACAAAATCTTAGGTGTGTTAATCATAAGGACGAAGTAAAGGAAAATAATTGTGTAGATAATTTAGAGTGGTGTACTGACCAATACAACAAAGAACACTCTAATAAGAAAATCTACATATTTAAATCCCCTACTGGTGAAGTAGTGGTAGCTAAGAACGTATCCCGATTCTGTAGAGAAAACGGTTTACAACAAGGTAACCTTTGTAAAGTTATAACAGGAGAGCGTAATCATCACAGAGGGTGGTCACTTCCTTGATTTTGATTTCTTTAATCTAGGATCATGTTGATTCATTGCTCTATTTTTAGATTTAGAGATAACCTTTAAATTTTTACTAGAGTGATCCGAAGTATTGTGAGAGACATGATCTACATCCTTACCATCGCCTTTACTAACCTTGCCCGCAGCCTCCATCTTACGACGTGAAGCATTACGCTCGGCCCTGCGCTTCTTCTGTTCGGGGGAGCTATTATAAGCCCTTTGACGAATAGAATCAGCTTTAGCTCCCTTCTTCATTTGCCCTTTAGCTGGCATTATTGAACTCCCACAACAATAGCAAATTCCTCCAACAAAGCATTATATTCTGGAGACCCCTTCTTATACTTCTTCAACTCACTACGGATAGAATTCAGATCGGATTGGATACGAATGAGCCTATCAGCATCGGGTCCTGAACGACCGACATCAGCAGGAGCAGCAGGGGCTTTTTGCTTTTCTTCTTTTGGTACATCAGGGATTGGAAATTTCCCTTCAAACAGCATATGCTTAACAGAATCGAAGTACTTACCGTAGTTCTCTTCACCTTGTACGTGAGCACCGATAATCACACCATTAGATAGTACATCGGCTGCCTTATTCAAACGGGTGATAAGCATTGCTTGCTGTGCAGGATCGACAGGCATATTCACAGGTGTGAACACCATACGGTTGCCCTTCCACGAGATGTTAATTGCATCCAATGGATCAACGTCCTTACCACGTCTTGTATCCGGGATGTCGTAGTTCTCAACACCACCACCAAGAACAGATGGGGAGGGCATTAGAGCCTGATTACCAGGGTCGTTCTTATAAGCACCTTGAAGAACATCGCTAAGAAGAGTTCTAACCGTGCCCTTGTACTGTTTGAAATTCTCCTCAACAACACGAGTAAGCCCATTAGCAAGTGATACAGGGAGGGGGTTCTCCTTCAAGAACTTAGCCATCGACTTATCAAGCAGAAGCTCGTTCATGTTCTTACGAGTTTCAGGAGTGAGCTTATTAACCAAGTGCAGGTCAACAAACTGATCCACCACAGCCTTGATTTGTCCATGTGCTTCTTTAGTCTGCACAGCACGGTCATTAGGCTTACCATCTAGTGATAGCTTCACAGTGGCCTTAATAGCCTCATAGGCGGGTTTCTCTAGCGAGGGCACCCCTACGATACGTTCACCTGCTGCGGATTCAATATCGGGGCTTGTACGTCCACTACCAAGAAGTCCGTTGGCAACGAGGAAACTAGAAATCTTAGAGTCGAGAGCGATAAGCACACCCGGTTGATTAGCAAATGTTTGGGATGCCACCGCGAGCTGTGCAAACTTAGGATCTTTTCCAAACATGGAGGCATATGCTCTAGTCTGAATCTTCTTATTCTCATTCTCCAAAGCCGCTAGATCAGCACCTGGCTTCAAACTGTCCTTATAAGTATTCCAGATGTTCTCGATGTTAGCCTTGAACGGAGCAGCAATCTGAGGGTTATCAGCAGCAGCCGCACTGAGACCAAACTGAACCTTGTTATAATAGGCTTGAGCCTCTTTCTGAGCAAGCAAAGGATCCCCACCAGCCTGGACCCTCTTAGCCAGATCAAACAATACACCATTAAGGGATGCCTCATGAGAACCTGCCAATTTAACGACAAGCTGAGAGCTTTCTTTTCTATGTTTAGCGTCGTATGCTTCACGATCAGAGGCTGCCATAGATGCACGGAACTTCGCTGATTCCTGGTACTCTGCCGTTCTCTCTTTCATTAGGTTAGTCGTACGAACCGTTTCAATCAGCATGTCCTGAGATTCAGGAGAGACATTGGTAGGTGCAAACTTAGAAGCCTCCGACAGAAGAGCATCTCTGCGTTTCTGCTCTGCTTGGAATTCATTCTCAGTTTCTTCAGCAACACCGCCTTTACGAAGACTCACAATCTTAGTGAACTGCTCAGTGAGTTCAGGGTTGCTTGTAAGAAACTGATCCTCAATCATCTTCTTACGTGTCATCCAAGCAGTTCGGTTCTTAGTCTGTGCAAAGGCTTGATCATTCTTTGAGTTCTCTTTTACAAACTCAGAGAGTACATTGCCCTTCTCCTTCTCCGCCTTGTTCTTCAACATGCCTTCGAACATGTTGTCAAGCCCGCCAAGTAGAGTACTGACAGGGGCTAGATCAATTCCACTAGCTGGTGTTTTAATCCCTTCTAGAGGGGTTGCCCCCGCCCCCTGCGGGGCAGAGAGCTGAGTTGCTTCCGGCCCGAATTCTGCCGTTGGTCCTTTAGCCATTATTATTCCTCACTATCAATATATCGTTGTGTGGTATTCATACGTTCAATGTACGCACTCTTCTCTTCAGCACTGAGCAATGGATGGTTCTCAATAGCTCTACGTGCATCATCCAACATAGGGAGTCCAGACATTCTCATCAGTCGCATATAAAGATTTCTATCAGCTCCTGCCATATCCCTATACAGCCATCCTGTCAGCATCTTCTTAGCCTTCGGGTCCTTCATGTAAGGAGAAAGCAAGAAGTTAACAGTACGCATACGGGTTTCCAAGTCTTGAATGTTGTTCTCCTCCACAGCAGCCATAATGGTTGTTGCGTGCTTGTAGTGCTTATAGAGACTGTCTTGCCATTCCTTTTCAGAATCCATCAATCGCTTGCTTTCTCTGAAGGCATCTGAGATGTCCTTCGATCCAAAACCAAACAACTGCAGTACACCATGAACAGTAGGCAATTCGCTTTCGACTACGTTGTTCATAGAATTACGGCGTTCACCGTATTCAAAGATCAGAGCAGCCTTTTCAGCGTTATTGAACATAGGGAGAATCTTTAGAGTTTCCTTTAGAGCTTCAGCAAGTCCTACAGGATTAGGTTGTTCATCGGTATCTTCACCAGTGAACATCTGTGACCACATACGGATAGCCTTCTGAACTCTACCGTTCTCTCCAAACAAAGAACCACCAGGGGTTTTAGCCATCATGGCATCAATACCACCTGTAGTAACTGCACGGTACAATTCAAACAGTCCGTCCATGTTGTTAGGACTCAGAGAGGAGATGTCAATCTTAGGGATATCCTCACCGTAGATACTCTTCAAGATGATCTTGTTGAGTGAATAGGTGTAGAATCCATCAACGATGTCCTTACGGAGTTCTGCATTAGGGATCTCTTCCTCGACGAATTTGTTATACACTGCTGCACCAGGTACACCGAATGTAAACAGGTCCCATCCGAGCAAACGAAGGCGAGTAGGTACATCCAAGCCACGGTTGAGAGATTGCAAGAGCATTTTGTGAGGAGCTTGCATAAACTGCATAACAGCAGACACAGCCGTTTGGTTATATGGCATGTCACTTGCAAAGTTCATGTTACCAGACAAGTTACGGGCTTGAGCAAAAGCCTCATCACGTACACGTGCATCCTTAAGATTCTTGCCAGTCCGCTTAAACTTATCGTAGACGAAAGCCAAATGAACCAGTAAGTTACCCTGCTCTGCTACGTCAAAACCGATAGATCGCATCAGATCAATAGGCTTCTCTAAGTTACGAAGAATCTTGCTGCTATGGTCCATTGCATTCTGAACACTTCCACGTCTCATCGAGTTTTGATCGACAGTGGACAATAGATCCGAATCATCAACAAACTTAGTGAAGTCACCAGCTTTTCCACCAGCCTTCTCAATGAGATACTCAAAGGTCAGCTTAGTGGCGCTAGGTGTTCCAGCGAAGTTGTACATAGGTAGACGTGTAACTTGCCACATCTGAATAACCCAGTTACGCAAGACGCTCGTGCCAACCAACGCATTAAACACAGTGGCTTTCAAAGCCGACATCGGGCTAACTTCACCAGCTTTAGCGGCCAGGCGTTCTGCTTTGGAGAAACCCTTCTTACCTAGGAGGATGGATGCGGAGTTGAACATCTGCTTAACAGCAACGTCGGCAGCGTTCATATACCCGTTCTCAAGGTAGTTAATGTTTACCCATGCCGAACGTGCATCAGCCATTTCAGGAGTTGAAGTGATACCCTTCTGACCGATGCCATCAACAGAGGATGGGAAGTGGTAGTTACCAAAACCATCCTTCTTGATGAAATCTCGGTATTGAGCAACCCAACGAGCTTTAGCATTTTCAAGCATAGGCCGCGTAGCAATACGTCCAGCAATGCTTCTAGCCGATCTTACAGCAGAGTCAGTCGGACCAAGAACAAAACTACCCTCTCCGAGAATTGCAGGATTCGCTGTGGAGTCGTTCAGAGGCTGACCACGATGACGTTGCGACAGTCTACCACGAGCGGAGTTGATATCAAACCAATCATCGCTACCAGTCTGCATTGCACGTTCATCGCCACGAACTACGTATCGTTCATTGCCAGTGGTGATCTGTCTACGTGCGTAATTCTCAGCTTCCTTCCAGTCACCAGATATGGCTACTGCTTGCCTACGAATCACATCACCAGCTTCATTCATCGTAATGCGATCTACGAATCGAGATGCCTTGTAGTGAACAGCAAAGTAACCGTCCAGCTTATTCAACACTTGATCGCTTTCACGAATAGCTCTCAAATACGAGGATGGGTTGTTATCCACGAAGATGTGAGTAACAGTTGTTCCATTGATGTCTACAGGTCTACGCAGTTCAGCCAGATGACCTTGAGAGTTCTTGATGTTGATTCTCTGAACATCATCCATGAATTCAACATTGCCAGTACGAGGATCAAGGAACTCACGTACATCACCCCACTGGTTAGGTTGGAGTTCTTTAGCAATGAACCGTTCTGTAGGATGATCCAACAGCTTCCAACCATCAGCATTCAGAGTACGAACCAAATCATAGTTCTCCAAATAGTAAACGGTGTCTTGGAATTTACGGAAGGAGCGGATAGCGTCCAACTCTTGTTGATTGAACCCTTCACTAACCAAGTATGCCTGGTTATCTTTCCACTGCTTTGCGTTAGCCAGTTTCAAATAGTCTTCCAGCTTCTGCTTACGAGCTGCTGTCAGTTGGTCAAACTGATCCGTGAATTCTCTAACCTCTTTCATCAGGATGTTTGTAAGACCTGATGCCTTATCCGTAGCACGTGTTGCAGAACCGACATGTCGTGCTGTAAACATCGAGGCCGTATCGAAGATGTTACTGGTAAGTGAACCGGTATATTGATTACCAATCAACATACGGATGTTGTCGAAGAAGTTGAATTTGACATCTTCCTTATCAACAATACCGACATCGTTCATCTTAGTTTCATACGGCATCTTGAATCGAACGTAGTATTCACCCTCAACACCTGCTGCATCGTTAATGTTAACAGGTCGGTGATTCATACCATCTCTGGCCAAGATTTCAATATCAGAGTCTTTAGCACCATAATCACGAAGAGCGAATCGAGCCTGTTCAGCAGCCTGTTCAGCAGTTCTAAACCCACCCTCAGGCGTTCCATACACAACTGAGACGTTAGCAATTGCACCATCACGATCAATGTGAACACCGCCCATTGCTTCGTTTGGTGTCAATCCGTCAATCTTAGCAAATCGGTCTGCAATAATACGATCGGCCCGTGCAAGCTCTTCCAGACTGAAGTCTAAACCGCTGGGTTTGATTCGGTTAGTAACCTCAGGATCAATGTTCAAATCCCTAGCAAGGTCAGGTGCCTTAGTAGTAACTACACCAGCTTCTGTAGTAGCCTGTGGGAAGATGTTAGCAGAGATAGCATCTGTCTTAGAAGACCCGTATACTGCTGCTGCAACCTCTCCCGACTCATCTAGCACCATTGCCTTAAACAGCGAACGTGCCTTAGCTGGGTTGGAGCTTCCTACAATGTTTGCAGGAGAAATTGGGTTGTCATAACGAGAGAGGTTATTCCACTCGATACGACTAATCTCATCTGCAAGAGCTGTACGTACAGAACCTGCTTGTTCAGGCACACCCTTGTTCAGAGATGCAATCTTCTGTTCCAGATCAGCAATACGTTGCTGTGTCTTAGCAGCATCAGCATTGCCCTTGAGCTGTTGTTCAAACCTATCCATCTTTGCATTGTAATCCATTACGGAATCGTCAATGCGCTTCTGAGCCTCTGTACGTGCATCCTTAGATGACATACGCGGATTGGCTTTCTTAATACTATCTGCAAGTTTCTTTACATCCGTATCAGGAGCTTCAAGCGCTGCACGTTCAGCTTCTAGATTACGAACGTCACCTCGTCCAGCAAGGTTCTGATCTTCTAGTAGCCGAGCCTTCTCGGCTTCCATTGCAGCAATCTCAGAACGCTGTTTAGCCAACTGAGGGTTAGGCACTTGAGGAGCAGGGCTCAACAGTGATTCATCGGGAGCTGTATAGGCCCTGTTAACACTCGTTGTGTCCAAGACAGAATTACCAGCAGGAACAGTAGTTGGAGTAGCGGCGGTTGGAAGATTTCTAGCCAGTTCCGCAGCTCGCTCTGCTTGACGACTGTTCAGCCACATCTTACCAGCTTTGTATTCAGCTCTAACACCGAACACATCCAGCAAAGGCGCTGCTGTTTCAAGAAGTTGACCTGGAACACTTGGTTTCACCCCACTTAGGATGTCTTGCAGTTTAGTAACAGCGGCGTAGTTGTTGTCGCTAGGGAAAATAACACCTGCTGAACTATATGCTTTAATCATCTTCTCAGCAAATTCTCTTTCTTTCTCAACAGGGATGTCTACAAACATTTGTTGATCACCACCACGAGAAAATCCTGGGTCTGCAAGTGCTCTAACTACCCCCCAGAAACCCATCCCTTTTGCTTTTGCAATTCTTGCTTGAATCACATTATTGCCAAATGGGAGGACATCAGACATTAACAAATCAAATAGAGCCTTACCTGTTTCAGAATTAACACCGGCTGCATGTGCGTTAACAAGTCCTTGAACCTCTTGACGTGCACGAATAACTCCTTCAAGAACCCCAACAGTATTGATACGAACGTATTCTTCTTCTTCGGTCTCAGTTCCAGAAGGGGCCATCAAACCAAGTTCAGCCAGTCGTTGAGAAGACTCAATTACAGGAGGGTTCTTAGCCCGTTCAATTGCTTTCTGCTTCTCTTCAAATGAGTAGTCAGGAGAGGCGAGGATCGACATCAATCCTTGTGTGGTATCTGACTTAATACCTTCGTGGTATTCAGACGAGATACGTGTTTGATCAATACGTCGATCTTGAATAGCCTGGACAGCGGATGTGTAGTTCTCTACAACATCCCCTTTAGACATCAAAGCAAGGGAGGCTGCTCTCTGCTTAATTGCTGAGATAGGTGTTTGATCAGGAGGAGGTGAGGGGGTCAGCTCTGACATCAAATCAGGAGCTTCACTAGCACCTCCAAGGGTGCTATAGAGATCATCCATTTATTAAGCCTTCGGGGTTGTTGTTGGTGTAGTAACAGGATTAGTAGCTGAGAATATTGAACTAGCCTTACTAAGTACAGGTGCTACTTGGAAAGCTAGGCTAGATACCTGCCCTGCCATCTGTGCATTTGCATTATTCTGATCGGCAGCAGAAGAGTAATTTGCAGCGTTCTGAGAGAACAAACTGATGTTTGATGCAGAGTTCAAAGCACCGAGGTTAGAACCTAGGTTTGTAGCGAACTGTGTAGAAAGCCCTCCCAGAGCGCCGATTTCGCCTGAGGAACCTGTTACACCAGCAGCCTGTGATGTAGATAGTATCTTAGCTCTACGAATGCGTTCCTCTCTTAGTTGCTTACGTCGTTCTTGTGCTGCCTGTGCTTCGTTCTGTGCTTTCTGCTCGTTACGGATTTTCCTTTGCTCTCTAACGGCTTCTTCCTGCCTATCCTTAGCTTTTTCTTGCTCAGTGATTGAATAACCTGTTCCGATTGCAGCAATAACTGCTGCTGCGGCTTGCCATCCCATATATAATCTCCATTAAAGTGTTTTTGAATAGACAATATCCTGAACACCGTAGCCAAGCCTTGGAAGAATACTATCAATAGAGGTGCCCTCTTTAACATGCCAGAGCATCATATCAGCACCCCATTCTTTAGCTGCCTTTTCAGTTGCTCGCAGGAGTTTCAGACCTACTGGGCTGTTTCGTTTTTCCTTACTAAGGAAAACGATATCGTTATAGCAAGAGATTAGGTCTGAGTAATGAAGATGTGGCTGAATAAAGTTAACAGAGTAACCAATTACAACATCGTCTTCGTATGCAACCAGTGTACGCATAATACCCCTTTCTTCTAGAAAACGGTACTTATCGTAGTCAGGTTTTAGAACCATAACCTTCTTATTCTTAGCAACCTCTTGCCAATGATCCTCAAAGAGGTATTCAAAGAATTTGATATCCCCCATGATTTTCTGTTCTACAATCTTAAACTTTTGAGTTTCCATCTATTGCTAAGTTCCATCCAATGATGTGACAATCCTTCTCAGGTTCTGTTTCAAAGTACAGAGCAAAAGACCGGCCCTGACCTCTAATCATGCTTCTTGTAGTAATCACATCGTAGTTCAATACACTGTTAGGTTTTGGGTTCCTAAAAATCTGCCGTAATGCACTCCACTTTTTAGAGTCGGCTGACGTAGCCCATTCCCATTTCGTTTGAGATAGGCAAGAGGTTTCGTTAGTGATTAACCCTGACGAACCAATTTCACGAGCTGTTTGCTTAAAGTGCATTGTTAGGAACTGAACCTGCTTCTTAATCGACGTGTCGTTTGCTGTGATAGAACCTGTTACACCTCTAGCTTTAGCATCAACACCTGTACCATCTAGGGATTCAAAATCTCTAAACAAGTCGCTTCGGTAATAACAGAATGAAAAAGTGTTTTGATACCTTATAAGGTATTTTACTGAAATCAAAGTGCTACTAAATACTGAATCAGGAACCACTACGGAGAGGCTGCCACTAAGTACAGGGCTCGCTTCACTCAATACACTGTCAATATTTGAAGATTGATTGAAGGGGGGTGTAGCAAACATCCCGATAATTTTCAAATCAGGATTTGGGTATTGAATTCTAAATGGGTAGAAACACTTCAACTGTGTATCAAGGATTAGTTCAACTGCTGAGTCATCTGTATCCTCATACATCCATCTAATCTTTCCACTGAATACGTCATGTACTCCGATAACGGACTGACGAGCTCCAATGGGGATCTCTTTATAAAAGGTATCAATAACCCCTCTAGAGATATTCTCAACGAGGTTATCTCCAAGTTGGTCCTTGGAAACTGCATAGATACCGTCTTCACCCCAGAAAAACAACCGCCCTCTTTCTTCAACGATCGAGGCTGCTGATGTAGCGCCGTATGAAGATGCCTTATCCACTCGATAGTTTGTAGCAGAGAATCCGTAGTCAGACCCCCCAGTAATAACCCATACACCATTAGAACAGATTACTACTAAGCTGTTACCAAGCGGCACCATTCCAACAACACTTTCTACACCAGAAAGCCGGATAAAGCCCCCATCTGTCTCAACAATATCACTTTCGTCTCTCGATGTTGGATCACCAAGTTGATAACATTTATAGATGTCGCCAGTGCTTTTAACAAGCTGTGTGAAGAATATATAGTTACTTAGGTTCGGGCTCCGTTGATCACCACTAATCGTAGCTCCTGTAAACCCACCATAAAACACTCGTCCAGCAAACTCCGCCAGACAGGTTGCCCCTCCGTTTGTATAATCAGGGAGCACAGCGTCTACAGGTCTTTGAACAACCCCAGGGTTTCTTTCATAGTTGTCTTCAATTGCTTTTAGCCTCGAAGCGCCTCTATTGATAACATCAATAATGAAATAACCCTTAGCCGCATATGAAGATGTACCGTACAGATCACTTGACATCTTAGGGTAGTAACCCTCTGTAGGATTCCCATCTGTATCTGGTTTATACTGTAGACCGGCCCAAACCTGTTCGGAATTAGAGGGATATCTAGCAAGAGTTGCAGCATACTTTGTAATCGGGTCTGTTAGCGTTTTACCTGTGCCGATTGCCCTTGGAGAACCCCATGATTGATTCATCAGGTTGTAAATGTGTGTTGCCGGTGCGTATGCAGTACGGAACAACGGATCGTTCTCGTATTCATAACCGTATTCATCTCTTTCGTCTGAGTTTTCAATCCCCCACAGGTCACGTGTACGGAGTACACCATAGGAACTGTTGAATACGCCATCATCATATGTGATTATTGCGATTTTCTCCACACCGGCAACAACCACCAATTTCCCATCCACAGATGCAAGGCCATATCTCACTCCGTTTGGTAACTCAGATAATGACACTGATCCAAGAAGTCCGTCACTAGACAGATACTCTTTATCAATATTGAAGAATGTTAGGCTATTGTTAATCTGTACAACTAACAAAGAAAGGCCGGAGATACCAGCAGCATTCATCCATTTAAAAGTTACAGGAGGAGGGCCGTCAATCCAGTCATCTGAAGTGAGGGGTGTCAAGAACTGGAAAGTAGGCTCAAAATCCATACCGAGTCTACGACTAATAGAGCCATCCCGGTTATGTTCATAGTTCTCAATATCAGGAGATGCGTTTGGAGGAAAAGCAAGATCACTTGCTTCTGTAACTAACCCCCCAATAAAATTGTTTACTTCAGCCTTTACTGGATTCTTTGGCACTATTCCTCTCCTTAAAATCTAGATATTTGTCAATATCCAACATTGCCAGTTGACGGGTGGTATACTGACCTTCTAGTATTGCGGGTATCTTACCCCCACGACCCTCCACAGCAATGGTATAGAGATTAGGGGAGACCTTCGATGGGTTTATCAGGTATCCTTTATGTTTCATTATCGCTTTCTACCAAAATCGGGATATTGAACACCGCCTTTTGCTCGCCATGCCTTACGAGAGAGCCATCTCTGCTGCATAATTGATCGCTTCTCTTCTTTCTCGTTAGCCATCTGCTTGACAGCGTAGAAGGCGGTACTTTTGGCTTCGGCTACTAGAGCTGGAAACGCTTCAGCAGGTAGGTTTGGCACGGCCTCATCACTTCGCTCGAATACCGGAATGATATATGCAGTACAGGCCGACTTGCTCTTGATAAGGGTTGTATCTTCAAGGTTATCGTAAGAGTCACATACGATGTGTACATCATCAAAAGAAGTCCAAAAATCAGGAGCTTTATCTTTCAGGATCAACAACTTTACACCACTGAAATCAGTAACAGCAACGACGTTAGTGTTCAGTTCATTGCGAGAAGATACATACCGAAGAAAGTCCTCAGGCTCTTTGTACTTAAGGTCTTTATACTTAGTGACGTTATCTGTAGACTTTCTAACGTCATATGAGATAGAGATAAGCTCTTTCAGATTCTCAGGGAGTTTTAGGTATACTGGTTTGGATACGTCAGAAAGTGCATCCAATTGTACCAAAGACTTAGTGTGTGGCCAGTTACGATTAACAATCATGGATTCATAAACAGACCGTACAATAGATGCTACAGTCTGCGATTCCACAGTGTCATCAATACTATTTACCTCGTCAGAGACCATATCTGACAAAATCTCTTGAACAATCTCAAGTAGTGTTTTCTTAGCCATTTGTAATCACCCTAATATACCATCCATTTACTTTGAGAGTTGCCCCTGTTGAATCATTAGCTGCTAGAAATCTAGCCAATCCATTCTTGGTATCGTTATTTCCAATATAGATGGAGTGAAATGCTACAACACGGAACGTGCCTGCAGATTTGAAGTAGACGGTATCGAAAGGTACTTCATAAGGACTCGTTCCGATACCAAGTTCAGCATTAAGAGTGAGGATGTTATTTGCGGAGGTTGTTGTAATTTCACAATCAGTCCGAATATCCACAGTATCTCCAATTTTCAAGCTGCTAAAATTGAAATAGTTGGTAGAGGTGTTATAGATGTCAGTAACACCTGGAAGTCCGTAGGTTGTAAGTGTATTAACTCCCAACCCGTTATTTGTCAACTGGTATTCAGTATTTGCGAGTGCTAGTGCAATTGGGGTAGTGCCTGTTGCTGTATCGTTATAGTCCCAGAACCCCATTCGAGCTTTAGTGAACAACGGCGTCTGGAAAGTAGCGATTCCTGCACCAGTAGCTGTAAGAATCTGACCAGCAGATGCGGTAGCAGCTCCTTTTGTTTCGTGTAGCTGGGCGTCGAGGATGTCTTTATGTTGAATCGTTATTTTGTGTCCCTCTCTTCCTAAAGAAAAAAGGGAGCCTCCTTTTGAGAAGCCCCCTTTCTTGTTTAGACCTTGGTTTTGTTAACGAAGGTCAGAATCAGCGTGGCCTTGCCTTGAGTCGAAGTGACTGTTCCAGTGACAGTCTTACTAATAAACTGAGCAGAGGTCGTGCCGGTAGCAGACGTAGTAGCCCAGGTTCCCGAACCAGACGAGGAGGGGGTCTTAGTACCAATCGCTTCAAGCTCTGCTTCAGTTAGGGTCAAGCCATTGGTTCCGGGGGCGTTACCCCCAAAAGCAACAGTACCACCTGACGACACAGCAAATGCCTCATCAACACGAAGAATCGCGCCCTTGAGTTTAGAACCCTTTGGGATAATCACTCCAGGAAGGAACCCAGAATTCAGCGACTCACCTGTAAAAGTAATGCTGTAGTCCCGAGTAGATCCGTCAGAGGTTTCACATCCAACGGTGCCACCTGTGTTACGCTTACCATACGAGGAAAAGACCCCCAGGCCAGTAGTATTTTCAAAAGACATATCGATTACCTTTCTGATTACGAGTTAGTAGCCGAGGTAATCACAACACCAAGGGTATCCACACGCTGAGTACCGAAGCCCCAACGAGCCGAGGTGACATATTCATCACGACGCAGATCCTTGTTACGTTCGCCTTCAACCTTGGGCATACGACGCCATGCAGCCATAACAGGCTTGGTATTGTCATCGGCAACGCACATGAAGATGTTAGCAACACCGCTAGCAACCGTGGTGGTGCCATCGCTGAACGATCCAGTAGGCAGACGGTTAGAGGTGATAATATTCCATCCATACAGATTCATAATGAAGCTGTGTTCACGGGCAAAGCCATTCTGGAGGATGTTCTCACCAAACGGGGTGACATCACGACCGAAGTTGATCGTCTTGTCAAACGTAGCAGCAACCACAGGGTCAACAATAGCAACACGGCCACCAACAGGCACGTTAGCCTTGTCGAAAGCCAGCTTCATCGAGATCAGATGATTCAGCGAGATAACGTTATTGACTTCAGCAGAAGCAATACGGTGAGCAAAACCGTTGACCGTATTGGCGTTAGCATTGGTTTGCGAGCTGTTGCACTTAGCCAGGAAGCGAGTCTCGAAGGTTTCCTGAATAGCACGGGTTGATTCTTGCGAACGAGCCGACATCAGGGCTTCAACTTGAGCACCGTCTTCACGCAGCTCATCAGTGACGTACCAGGCATCACCAACATAGTCCGTGATCGTCAGGGTCACTTCACCCGATTCAATAGGGGTGTAGTCGAACGGGACTTCTTCAGCACCGTCCTGAATGGTAACAGTACCAACAGTCTTGATGTGGAGAGTCGAACCAGAGCCGAAGTCACTAACGTTACGATAGAACTGGCCAGGCAGCAAACCGTCTTGCAGGTTGCGAAGAATAAAACTAGAGTATTGCTCTGCTTCGATAAAAGCAGTGCTGTTTGCGCGGTTTTGCGACATTTAATTTCCTTATCCGAAATACTTAAAATATACCTTGGGGTCGGTTAGATCGTGAACTGTCTTGCCTTGTGCATGAAGTTCATCAACCATCTTCCTAGCGCGCGTGCTCTCTTCTCTTACTTGTTGAGTGGTTGCGCCAATGATGACTGGATCTTTATTACGACCGATAAAGGTGTCCTGAGTGGGAGTAATTCCCGCAGTGTTAATAGCCGTACCTTGAGTAGATTGTCTGCTGTTCTGATTAGGCACGACGGTATCTTGAATACCCAAGAGGCTCAAAACGGCCTTAGGACGGGCGGCAGCGAGTTGATTAAACTCTGCTTTAGTCATCCCAAGTTCCGCAGCTTTACCGTAGAAGACTTCCTCAGCCTTATCACCAAACTTAGCAGCTACAGTTTTAACAACCATGTTGGTGTTGTTCTCTGCAGACTCCTGAGCTTTTACCTTGGTAATGCTACGATTAACGAGATCCTCAATAACCGTTGGATCAACCACCGCAGTGTTGGTAGACGACTGGGTTTGTGTGTTCAACAGTTTTGCCACCGTAGACTCCAACTCAGAAACCTTTGCTGCTTGATTCCGAGCAATCTCTAGCTCTTGTTCCAACTTGCGCTTCTCATCGCTGAGTGTTGGAATATACGCTTGAGAATGCTGAAGAGCCTTGAGAGCATCGTCCAGAGTTTTGTACTTCGGTTCACCCTTCTCATTCTTGATAGACTGCAGCATGGTGGCAACAGGATCTTGAGTATTAGGGTTTTGAGGTGTATTAGTTGCAGGGGTTACCTGCTGATTGCTATTCTGATCGAAGAGCGATGTCTGGTCTGACATTCGTTCATATCCTTTATGTGGAGCGGGATAGGAGAATCGAACTCCTCTAGCTAGCTTGGAAGGCTAGAACACTACCTCTATGCCAATCCCGCAATGTATATATCCTGAAGGTTCGTTCATTTCATTCACTCACTCTTCAGTAACTAATAACTAATTCTAATATCTATCCATAAGGTTCGTTCGCTTCGCTCACTCACGCTTATGTAGCTTACATAGCTAAGACCTCAGATTTCGTCTTTTTTGGACATCAACAGTGAAATAATTTCATTCATTGCTCTTTCGTACCCATTGCAATCTGCTTGAAGAAACCCCCAGGATGGGGATTCATAGGATTGCTTTGAGATACATTCTGAACGGAGGGAATCCTTCTTGCCGTTTAACACGTCAATCAGGCGTTCCCGTAGAGCAACCGATCCAATGAACTCAGCCCTAATCTCTTTAACCGTTTGGGGGTCTAGCCCCGTAGTTAGGATTGTTTTCATTCTAGTACAGGTGCTCCTTGCTGCATAGCCATTTCTTCCTGAGCTTGTCCAGCAATTTGCTGTGTCTCCATTTGTTCAAAAACGGCCACATTAGGTTGAATGAGAGAAAACCTACCAAGACCAAAAACATCTTCAACAAGAGTAGCAAGTGCTTTAGAACTGACATGTGCTCCAATCTGTTGCCAAATAGGTGTGTTGGAGAGTTGTGTCAAGTTCTGAACAAGCTGTGCTTGAGCAGCAAAGTGACGTGCTCCGATAGGACGGATGACCCCGCTAGCTGTGATGTCATCTTTCTCGATCTCCATAAACATTGTAGCCCCAAGATCATTGTCCAGAACACGTACAACATCCGTTGTGTCCAGATTACGTCTTCCGATCTCCAACATTGCGTTAAGAATCGGTTCGAGCAACTCTGTTTCAAATGTGGAGATTTTCTCTTGGAAGATACGTGAAGCCGCGTTCTGAAGTTGTTGAACTTCAAAGGCTGTCTTCTCACCAGCAGATCGAATACCCATAGCCTCCCTAGGAGCCCCTGCAAACTGCTCCATACGCATTTCTAGGCGATCAATGGAGTTATCTGCCTGCAACACCCATTGAGCGTTTCTAGCCAGTTCTACGACCTCTCCGTTCTCATCAATGTGAATCTCTTCACCAGGACCATATTTGAACTCTTCTACTTCTCCCTTGATAACCAGAGGTGGATGGATGCCCAAGTCCATTGCATCAGCCTTGGCATTTTCCAAGTGGTCGATGCGATATTGCATTCCAACCAGGTTCTCCAACGGCCCCTGTGCCCAAAGGTTATCGGGTCGCAACCGCCAGCCCACGTGGAAAATAGGAGCATGACCAAACCAACTGACCATCGGCCGATCCAGGATTTTCCACATACGATCTACAATAACTACTTCACGGCCTTTCTGAAGCTCTCCGGTTTTAGGATCGTGGATGTCACCAAAGAATCGCAAGAGTTCCACGTAACCGCTCTGCAGATATTCTTGCATGTTACCAAACCCATCAATCTGAATACCTTCTTGTTTATGGAAATCATCCAGACCATACGCATTCATGTGTCCACAGATTTTATTACGATTCTTGAGCGCTTCTGCCAGCCACATGTTATCTGGCTGCTCTTCAGACATGATAGCAAGCTCACCAACTGTCTTCACTTCACGGATAATTTTGAAACTATCCCTAAAAGAAGTTGCTAGAGGGTTGAACACAATGTCATACGGACTAATTCTACGTGCTACAGGTCCTACGAATCCAGCCACTCGTTGACCTTGTTCATCTTCTCGATACTCAGCAGTGAAGTCAACAGTAGCAAACACGTTGCCATAGTCGATGTAATCATACAACCACTGGCTTGCAACACGCTTAAAACCGCCTTCACGGCATTTGTTTCCAATGTATGCCTCTACGGTACTGGCCTTATCTTTTGAAGCGTCCTTGAGCGTATAGGCTTCCCACTTCAACCACTGATCATTTGGGAAAAGAGCACTGATATAGTTGGAATGGAGATTGTCTCGAATCTGACAAAGTTTTGGAAGAGTTGTAGAATTCTTCCAAGGAAGATTCTTGTTTGAAGTCGTAGTAGTATCGGTAGCAAAGACATAATTACGTTGTTCTTTCCATCGTTCAATTTGTTCATGCCGTTGTGAGTTGTAACGATCCCAAGTGTTTGCAATGAATTTAGCAATATCTTGACGACCGAATTCGTTAATCTCTAGTGGTTTCTTAGCCATTCAATTCCTTACTTAAATCTGATTCCGCCAAACCGACCATTGAACTGCAATACGTTAGAACCGTGCCCATCCATATCTCTGGATCGTTTAGGCTTAATTGCAATCTCAACAGCGCAAGCTAGCGCGTCCTTAATGTCGTCATGGGCAGGACGGGCAAGCACGAGTTCCTCTTCTAGAACATCCGTATAGCCGCCCTTAAAATGCCAAATAGACATATTGTCGTATCGGTGCTCCAAAGAGGCTGCGATCCGTTCTGCTTTACTACCTTCTTGTCTTGTCGGTCGGTACTCATCAATAGAGATAGAAAGGCCGTCTTCTCGTACCTTGTCTTTCAAATCTCTTACAATAATGCTCTGAGCGACTGTAACTTCTGCTCTAAGTTTCTTAAAACCCCATTTGGAATGTAGTTGAGCAATATGAGTGAAATACTCACTGATCTTATCACTCTTGAAGCAATCAATGTCCAAGATATAGATGAAGCCTTCCTCATCAATACCGATAACCACGATTGCTGTATTGTCACTCTTTTTACTCAAGCTAAAGGCAAAGTCAATAGCCGCATACACATTGAGACGTTTATGCTTGAAATACCAGCTACCGCCTTCTTGTTTTAGATACTTCCTATCGTAGTATTGGAACTTGTCTCTGTTGATACGATTGGAACCTGGATCGTTTGGGTCATTGTAATATTGAGCATGGAACTGAACACGGTCCTCGTATTGAGCACGGATTTTAGCAAGCACCTGGGGGCTGAATCCAAAAGCCTTACCATCAGAAGCTCTAACAGCTCTTGGCCAGATATATACACCATCACGTTCTACTGCATATTCTTTAACATCCCAAACAGAAGCGCGATCAATCACGTTCTCCTCTTCGTCGTAGATGTCGTATTCCTGATTCTTCCATGTTGCATAGATGTCAGATGGGTGGTATCTAGTACCACAGGCCATTGTGAATCCACCTGCATTCAAGATAGAAGTGAACTGAGAGGCTTTCTTAGCAACGTTCTCTCGTCCGTCTTCTGTATATGCGTTCTCAGGAACAACCAAGTCATCAGGGATTAGAACGTCTGCGTGCCAACCTGTAGTGTTAGTCGTCAGCCCTGCTGTAGAGATTGTAGGGTCACGTACGCCTTCTAGACGACGCTTAGGATGGTCAATCGATACTGCTGTCTGTGACCACTTCTCTCTCTTACCTTCGTTTGGATGGACATACTCTGGAAAATATCTCATATAGGCTGTGCTAGTGAGAATATTCTTAATTGCGTAGAGCTGTGTTTCGGCAAGACCTGATGTGGCAGAGACGTATAGAATTGTCACTTCTGGGTGTTTTGTAATAATCCAAGAAGCCCATGTTGCAACCATATGACTCTTCAAATGAGCACGAGGAAGCATAATGAGCTTGTTAGTAGCATTGGTATTTCCCTGACCAAATAGTGTGTATTCTTGCATCCATTGGAAAATTTCCTTATGAATATCTCCATACATGTATCCAGGATTAACAAGACGAGCAAAGAAGAAGAGGTCTTGGAGGGCAGTTTCTCTAATCTGCTTTGCCTCTTCTGGCATCTTGTCAAGCTTCAGTTTAGCCTCTGCAATCCATTTATCTTCTATAGTCATTACTTACCCTTGTTTCTGAAAAAGTCTAACAACATCGTCGCTGTATTCATCAGCAAGTGCTGCTTGTACCTTCTTCTCATGTTCAACATCAGCCTTACTGGGGCGTCCAGCACCCTTATTAGACCAGCCCCTGTCTGCAAACCACTTAGCAGCTTGATAATTACCCCCATGTGCGGAGGTTAGCATCATCTTAACAGCCTTAGATCGGAGCTTATACTCCAATTCAGCACGCCATTCATCAATATGCTTTGCAATCTGCTTATTTTCACACAGTCTTAGCCAGTGTCTCCACCCGAGGAGGTGGAGGTTGGCAAATTCATATTCCGTAGGGTCTTCACATTCAATGTAGAGACTCTTCAGAGAGTGGTACACCTTACCGTTATACTCGTAATCAAAGTCTTTCAGAGTGTAAACAGCAAAATCAGTATACCCAATCTCCAAGAATAGCGACTGTGTAAGTGGCTTGCCGTGACCATCCACTAGCAAGCTCTTATCAATCATTTAGTTTTTCCAGTTCTAGTCTTGCGTTTTCATATTGCTGCCAGAAGTAGTCTCTTTCGATTCTAACTTTCTCTGCCCGGGCAGCTTCCCTTGTAAGAAATTCTGCATCCTCTCGGTAAAGTCCGGTTCCTGTGCAGGTTCCTCTAGTTTCGGTAATTGTAACGACATTGGGACGTACCTCACGGTTCCGCAGCCGTTCAATATCAGAGCGCAGGTTGCGCTCAATAGAATTGATTTTAGCATCCTTTTCCTTTAATGCTGAACGGTGGGAGGCATCGAGAGTCTTCTGGCCTCTCTCTGTCCTCTCCTTGTATTCCTTAGAGGCTTTCTCAGCTTGTTCCACTACCTCGTTAACAGCTTGAGCCTTATCATATTCATGAAAGGCCCATAGAGCCACCAGGAAGGCCGCTAGAGCGATTATTTTAGCTCTTGTACTCAATGGTATCTCCTAAGCACATTTTACGCTCAAAGAGCCTTCTATTGTGAAGACCCTTAACGAACTTACCTTTTACATAGCTCCAATTAGGTTGCCCATCTGGTGTAAAGGCTAGACGGTCACATGCTTCCTTATTTCTACCTGCATTGAATAGTTTTGCACTGGTTGAATTACAGAAGCCTGTAACGCCTACGTTATACGCAAAGAGCGTATAAGCGTCGTATTCGTTTTGCTTTAGCGGCCTTTGGACACAGGATAGAACACCTTTTCCATGGCTTGCAAGCTCGGTGCGTAGAAGTTGTTTACATTCTGTATCTGTGTAACGCTTGCCGACAACAATGTCCTTGCCGGTATATCCCATGCAGACAGTAATGACTCCACCCAAATCCCGATAAGATACATACTTAGTTCCTTCCCACAGGGCAGCCCCTGAGATTAGGGCTGCTGTTACTGTTCCAATTAGCCATTTGTTTGCTGGATGCATTGTCTGCCCCTACACCATTTATAGAACTTGTATAGCTTCTCCAAGATGAACAAAAGGGCCACAATGCTTGAGAGAGTATATGACCACTCTACTACAGTCAATCCAAACAATCCAGCCACTGGTGCGCTCCCTGCTACTGCTACTTTAACCCCATCAGGAATTTGCTCAATATAATTTGCCATTAAGAATACGTCCTGATTTCAACATATCCAGAGCCACCTGTCCCTCCAGGTCCTGAGCCACCACCACCCGTGTTAGGTGCTCCATCATAAAATGCAACAGAAGAAGCCGATACAAAAAACCCCGGTGCTCCCCCTCCAAGTGTGGAGTTACCGCCAGACCCATACACACACCATCCAGATGTTCTTAGGAAGGTGTTTGGAACACAACCACCTGAACCACCACCTTTGATGTTCAGATCCCCACCTGATGCCTCACCACCAATCCCTGGATTAGTTTGATCACCAGCCAGACCAGGGTAACCAATAACCCCGTTAAAAGAGGATTCCGTAGCGGGTACTGTTGGATGAGAGCCACCTGTTCCAACAATAACCGGTACAGAGGCAGCCAGACTGCTTGTAGCGATACGCTTGATTGCTGTACCCCCTGCGCCTCCTCCGTGAGACCCGTTAATGCTGGTAGATGGGCCACCCGCTCCAACAACAGTAACCTCTACAGTGTTCTCACTAGCTTGCTTTACAAAAGTTCCAGATGTAGTGTATCTAAGTACCCTAAGCAGGCGACCGGTCTGTGCTGATGCTGTGATGGATGCAACTGCTGCATCAACTGCAGCGGCGATCAAGGTGTTAACTTGTTGAAGTGGTGTTGCTTGTAGGTTAGCAGCAGCATTCCCTGGAAGGACAAGTGGACCAGTAAGTGTTGCACCATTTAGAACACGATAAGAGATTGCATCCTTAACACGTAGAGGCGTCATAACCTTAGTGTTATTAGTACCATCCTGCGCTTCTGTTAGATTGGCGTAGAGACCAGAGTCAATAGTAGATGTACTAGAAGAGCTAATCCCTGCTGTATCTTGCCAAGTAGATCCGTTATACACACGCATAACTGGTGTACCAGATGACAAGAAGTAAAGCATACCTGTTTGTAACGGACCGCCAGTATTAGACACTGTTGGATCAGATCCTCTTGTTCCTAGGTAGGTCTCTTTGAATTGGTCGAAGATAAAACCCGACTCAATTGCAGCAGCAAAAGCCTCATCCTTATAGTCTAGAGCTAGTGCAGCATTCTCAGAAACCTGAACTGCAAGTGCCTCTACACCTTCCGTTACTGAATCTAGGTAATCAGTGGTTGCTAAAGACCCATCCCCTGTACCAATCTTACCTACATTCAACAAATCCTGACCATTGAGGTCAATAGCTGATTCGACAGTGTTAGGTTCACCAGATGGATTGTTTCGATAAAGAACTTGATTCTGAAGAGCCTGTTCAATCTTATCAAAATTATCATTGATGGTTGTAATACTGTCGATGTTAGTAACGTCATTCAACGTAATCTTCATCTTCTTCCTTTTGCTATTCCGCATTCTCATGCGTATAAGTGGATAACGACCCTACGGGTCCCTGCCGAAGGCGTCTCAAGCCTACCCCTCAAGCATAAAGCTCAGGGAACAATCGGGGCTGGATTGTAAAAATTTCTATGAGATATTTTTTAGTGGCAATGCACCTATAGAACAAGCATGTACCCCCCTGCCTACCCCTAGGGTTTGCCCCAAGTATAAGCTCAAGGGTTTACCCTCAAGGGGGTGCCCTAGCATGAAATGGGGGTAGGTGTCAATGACTCCCAACCCTTACATTCATCACATCACACACAGGTGTTTACCCCAATACCCTTACAGATCAACTACTTACGTCATCCTCAAGGGTTTACCCCTAGTACGCCTTCGGCATTCTGTGATATATGCCCCGACGAGGGGCGTTATTAGGGTTGTCCCTAGTTGTGCGAAGCATGGTGCTTATGGTATGTAATGCGCGCGCATCATACTATGTAGGGCCAGGAGTATTAGGGTTTCTACCTATTGTTCCAGGGTTGCATGGTGCTATAGTTCAGTCATGACTTCGGTCATACCCGCTCTTTAATAATGCAAGTCAGTTACCATCTGTTGCCCATGCTTGAATGTGAGTTTGTGGTCTAGTGTGTCCATTGGGGCTTTGCGCCTAAGGGGTTGCACGCTTATCACTCGCCAATCCTGAAGGGTGAAGGATGATAGCAGACTCCCCCTTAAATAGGGGGTTGCATGTTGAAGAGGATCTGGTTATGATTCGTTCAGTTCTTTAAAAATTCATCGTTTAGCTTGTCACCCCCTTCGGGGCTTGGG